CTCAAAGAGGACGAGTTATTTTTAATTTATATCCATTTCAGGCTAAAGTATTAACATTATGGAGAGATAATCCATATTCTATAGTACTTAAATCTAGACAGTTAGGTATTTCAACTTTATCAGCTGGATATTCTTTATGGTTAATGCTATTTCATAAAGATAAAAACGTACTTTGTTTAGCTACTAAACAAGAAACAGCTAAAAACATGGTAACTAAAGTCAAATTTATGTTTGATAATTTACCATCATGGTTAAAAGTACCAGCAGATGAAAATAATAAATTAACATTACGGTTAAATAATGGTTCGCAAATAAAAGCAGTATCAGCTGCGTCAGATGCAGGTCGATCAGAAGCAGTATCATTACTAATAGTTGATGAGGCCGCATTTATAGAAAATATAGATCATATTTGGGCATCTGCTCAACAAACCTTAGCAACTGGTGGTGGAGCAATTGTATTATCTACTCCATTTGGTACAGGTAATTGGTTTCATCAAACTTGGGTATCTGCTGAAGCACAACAAAATGATTTTTTACCAATAAAATTACCATGGTATGTTCATCCTGAACGAGATGAAAATTGGCGAAAACGACAAGATGAATTATTAGGTGATCCAAGATTAGCAGCACAAGAATGTGACTGTAATTTTTCTACCTCAGGTGATGTAGTATTTTTTGAAGATCATATAGAATATATGATGACTACTCATGTATGTGAACCTATGGAAAGACGTGGGGTAGATAAAAATTTATGGGTTTGGGAAGCACCAGACTATACAAGAAATTATATTGTAGTAGCTGATGTTGCTCGTGGTGACAGTAAAGATTATTCAGCATTTCATGTGTTTGATTTAGAAACTAATGCTCAAGTAGCAGAATATAAAGGTCAACTCCCACCTAAAGAATTTGGATATTTTTTAGTTGGTATAGCTACTGAATATAATCAAGCTTTATTAGTAGTAGAAAATGCTAATATAGGTTGGGCAGCTTTAGATGCTATACAAGAAAGAGGATATAATAACTTATATTACTCACCTAAAAGTGATTCATCAATATCAGATTCATATTTTAATCAATATGAAGATCATTCAAAAATGACACCAGGATTTACCACATCATTAAGAACTCGTCCTTTAGTAATTAATAAGGGTAGAGAGTATTTAGGTGATCATAGTGTTATTATTAGATCAAAAAGACTATTAGAAGAAATGAAAGTGTTTATTTGGAAAAACGGTAGAGCAGAAGCACAATCAGGATATAATGATGACTTAACTATGTCTTATTGTATAGGAATGTATTTAAGAGATACCGCTTTAAAAAATAAACAACAAGGAATAGAATTAACAAAAGCAACATTAAATAGTATATCAAAACCTTCTCAATATCAAGGAGCTTACTTTGCATCAGGTAAAGATAATCCATATTCTATGCCTACTGACAAAGGAAATGAAGATATTAGTTGGTTAATTTAAATAAATAACAATGGCAGACACAAGTGTATTTACTCGATTAAGACGATTGTTTTCAACTGATGTCGTTATTCGTAACGAAGGTGGAAATCAACTTAAAGTAATAGATACTGACTCTATTCAAAGAAGTGGCAGATATGAAACAAATTCATTAATAGATAGATATAATAGAATATATTCATCTAACGCCACCTCACTTTATGGTCAACAATTAAATGTTAATTACCAGTATTTAAGGGCCCAAATATATTCAGACTATGATGTAATGGATACAGATGCTATTATATCATCAGCTCTTGATATTATAGCAGATGAATGTTCTTTAAAAAATGAAATGGGTGAAGTACTTCAGATTAGAAGCTCAGATGAAGATATACAAAAAATTCTATATAATTTATTTTATGATGTTTTAAATATAGAATTTAATTTATGGTCTTGGGTTAGACAAATGTGTAAATATGGTGATTTCTTTCTAAAACTAGAAATTGCTGAAAAATTTGGTGTATATAATGTTTTGCCTTACACAGCTTATCATATTGAAAGACAAGAAGGATATGATAAAGAAAGTCCAACTTCTGTAAGATTTAAATACAATCCTGAAGGATATGTTGGTGGAGGATATGGTCAATTTAGTTTACCTAGCTCATATAAAACAGAAGGATTACCAGGGATATATTTTGATAATTATGAAATGGCTCACTTTAGATTATTAACAGATGTTAATTATTTACCTTATGGTAGATCTTACATTGAACCTGCTCGTAAATTATTTAAACAATACTCATTGATGGAAGATGCTATGTTAATTCATAGAATTGTTCGAGCACCAGAAAAACGTATTTTTTATATTAATGTTGGAGCAATTCCTCCTAATGAAGTAGAAAACTTCATGAAAAAAACAATTGCTACAATGAGAAAAACTCCTTATGTAGATGAAAAAACAGGTGAATATAATTTAAAGTTTAACATGCAAAACATGATGGAAGACTTTTTTATACCTGTTCGTGGTAATGATCAAACAACTAAAATTGAACCTACTAAAGGATTAGAATATACAGGTATGGATGATGTTAATTATTTAAGAGATAAATTATTTGCTGCTCTTAAAGTACCTAAAGCATTTATGGGCTATGAAAAAGATTTATCAGGTAAAGCAACATTAGCAGCTGAAGATATTCGTTTTGCTCGTACAATTGATAGAATTCAACGTATTATTTTAGCTGAATTATATAAAATAGCTTTAGTTCATTTATATACTCAAGGATATAAAGGTGAAACATTAACAAATTTTGAATTATCATTAACTACTCCTTCTATCATTTATGATCAAGAAAGAATAGCATTAATGAAAGAAAAAGTTGAATTAGCTAAAAATATAATGGAAGCCCAATTACTACCTACAGATTGGATTTACCATCATATATTCCATTTTAGTGAAGATCAATTTGATGAATATAGAGATTTAATATTACAAGATGCTAAACGTAAATTTAGATTAGCTCAAGTAACTGAAGAGGGTAATGATCCATTAGAAACTGGTAGATCATATGGTACACCTCATGATTTAGCAACATTATATGGTAAAGGAAGAATGGTTTCTGATCCAGGTAATGTGCCTACAGGTTATGGAGATGATGTTAACTTAGGTCGTCCTAAAGAAAAGGTATCAAATATTAATACCCAAGGAAATCCATTTGGTAGAGATAGATTAGGTAAAAAAGATATGAAAAATGATGATATGTCTGATATGAAGTCATTAAATGAATCAAAAAATACTTATTTAAAAAATAAACAATTTTTAAATGAAATAGAAAAAAAATTGGTATTTCAAACAGATAAATCAAAAGAATCGCTACTTGATGAGAACCAATTACGGGATTAAATTTTTTACATATTTATAATAAAAATACATTTTAATGTTAATTAAACATTCAAAATTTAAGAACACGGGTATTCTCTTTGAACTTTTAGTCAGACAAATAACAGCTGACTCCTTATCAGGACAAAATTCAAAAGCTACTGCTATCTTAAAAAAATACTTTAACAAAACAGAATTAGGCAGAGAATATAAGTTATATGATAGTTTACTTAAACGCACTAATTTAACAGAAGGTAAAGCTGAACTAGTAATTAACACAGTTTTAGAAAGTTCAAAACAACTAAATCGCTCAGCTCTTAAAAGACAAAAATATAATTTAATTAATGAGATTAAAGCTCATTATAATTTAGAAGAATTTTTTAAGACTAAATTGCCTAATTATAAAGCCCAAGCTGCTATCTATACATTAATAGAAGCATATAATAGTGATAAAAAATCTATTCACGAGCAAGTTATTAATAACAAATTATCTTTACTAGAACATTTAACTTCTTCAGCTATTAAAGCTAAAAAGTCTGATAGTTTTATTAATGAAGAATTTGCTAAATATGATAAAGATACTCGTATTTTAACTTATAAGATTTTATTAGATAAATTTAACAATAAATACTCTAATTTTAGCATTGATAAAAAATTAATTCTTAAAGAATTTATAAATAGTGTTGATAATACTAATAAATTAAAAGAATTTTATAATTCTAAAATTAATGGTTTCAAAAACAGTCTTGTTACTTTAAATAAAAAAACTAAAAATCCTGTAACTAAAATTAAAATTAATGAAGTTACAAATTTGTTAGTTGAATTAAATAAAAACGATAAAGTTACTAATGATCATATAGTTAATTTATTACAATATTGTGATTTAGTAGAAGAACTTCAACAAGTAAATGGAAAATAAAAATAAATTAAGAGAATTTATTCGTAAAGCATTAGGTGAAATGAGTACTACAGGTGCTGGAGCAGGTGCTGGTACATTTACCCCGGGAACTGGTGCTCAATATGCTACTCCAAACGCTTTTAATCCAAATAAAAAAGCTAAAGGCGCTCAAAACATTTATTATTATAAATTAGGTTGGAAAGATGTTCCAACTAAAAAACTCCATAAACAATCTAAAGCTATTGACCATAAAGATTTATGGAAAAAGAAATTACAAGAAGAAAGTCAATCAGATCAATCATACGTTGGTTCATTAGATATTAAAGATCCTGAAACTAAAAGTTTTGTAAATGATAAAATTAGTGATTTTAATAAAATTGAAGATAAACTTAATACTTTAATTCCATTATTAAAAGATGCTAAAATTAATACAATGGAGTTTTATAAGGATGAAGCTAATAGAAAAGATACTAAATATAGTACTGATTTGATATTAAATAAATTAACAGAGATAATTACATTACTTGAAACAAAATGAAAACACTTCAAGAACACTATAACGCTATTAAAAGTGGCAAAGGAAATAAAGCTCAATTTTTAAAACAAGCTAAACATTTGTTTCCTCAATATATTAATCAGTATTCTGATTTTGATACAGCAACTCATGTATTAAAATCTAAACAAATTATTAGTGAAGCAGCAGGTGGTGTTGTCTCTAAAGGATTTGATATATTCGATTGGAAAAAGATTTTGACAGAAATCAAAACTGAAGATTTAAATTCAAACACTTTATATCAATATGATGGTTTATTTACTTTAGGTGCCAATGAAGGAAAAAAAGTAAAGGGAACATGTAAATATATAGAGAATATAGGAACAGATAATAGTAGATTTCGTTTTAAATGGGTTAAAGTAGATTCTACTAATGCCGATTATGCTATTACAGATGGTTCTAGCTTTTTTACTAATAAAGATGGTTTAAAATATATAACTCCTATTAAGTCTCTTAACGAGTCAGTTAAAGCAGAAGAAAAAGAAACATCTAAAGAAGTTAAAGACTACGATAAACATAACTTTGACAACAAAGATATGAAAAACGCTGATAACATTAATTTTAATGAAATCATGAAAGGTTTTTATGCTGAGTTAAGAGATGAAAAAAATAATGGTAAAACAGGTGATGAAATCAAGGCTATGGTTGTTAAAAACTTAGCTAAAGATCCTTTATATTATACTAAAAATGGTGAATTTGGAGTTAAAGATTTAGGTTATACTGATGAAGCTCCGGGTTTAGGTAAACCAAAAGAAGCAAAAGGTAAATATAAATCATCAGGATATGGTGATTTAGATACTGAAGGAAAAGTTGAAAAATCAAAAGCTAATGTTCAAGATTCTTTGGGTGATAGAGAAGCTAAAACTGCTATGCCTAGAAAAGTAAAAGAAATGTCTGTAACACCTCAAAATTCTAAAGGTGTTAAAAAAATGCCTATGCCTGGTAAAGAAAAAAAGATTAAATTAAAAGAAGGTATTGGAATGTTTCATGATCCTATAGGGTATAAAAAGTCTGAACCTAGCGATTTAGATAAAATATTTACTAAAAAATATAAAGGCAATGGTATGTATGTAATTTATAAGAACGGTGAAGAAGTTAAAACTATTGAAGGTGAAGGTAATGCTAATGCTTGGATAAATAATGAAATGAGAAAATTAAAAGAAGGTTTATCACCAGAACAATTTGCTCAATATAGTGATTATTCTGATCAAGAAATTATTCAATGGGCTGAAGAAGATGGTATGGAAGATTTTGTTGTATTAGATGGAGAAGGAGGATTAGCTAATCGTGAAGAAGTATTAGCTGTTCTTTTAGGTAAAGAAGTAGATAATGATATAGATAGAGATGAAGAAGATATGTGGGGTCCTGACGATATTGATCCTGCTGGTGGACGTGGTCCTTCAAGCCATTTAGAAGAATCTTCAATTGAATTTAAAGAAGGTGATAAAGTTAAAGATACTTTTAGTAAAAAATCAGGAGTAATCTTAAACAAAACTATGAACCCAGGTGGAGGTCTTTTTTATAAAGTTAAATTTGATAATGGAAAAGAAGAGGTTATTAGAGCAACAGAATTAGAAAAAATTGCTGAATCAAAACTTCGTTCTATAATTAAATCAATTATTAGAGAAGAATTAAAAAAATAATATGAAATCCTTATTAATAGAAACACGTCAATTTAATGTATCACCGATGTCCCTCACTGAAGGTAAAGGACCAAATGGTCATCCATTAGTTGAAGGTATTTTAGCTACTTGTGAAGTAAAAAATGGAAATGGTAGATATTATGCTAAAGATTTATGGGAACGTGAAATTAATAAGTACATGGATTTAGTTAAAGAAAGAAGAGCATGTGGTGAATTAGATCATCCTGACTCTCAAGTTATAAATTTAAAAAACGTATCTCATAACATATCCGATATTTGGTGGGATGGAGATAATATAATGGGTAAAATAGAAATTCTGCCTACTCCCTCAGGTAATATTTTAAAAGCATTAATTGGATCCGGTATTAAAGTAGGTGTTTCTTCTCGTGGAATGGGTAGTTTAAAACAAGTAGGTGAAGTACTAGAAGTACAAGATGATTTTGAATTATTATGTTGGGACTTTGTTTCAACACCTTCAAACCCAGGTTCATTTATGACACCATTAAATGAAGGAAAAACATCATCTCCAATTAGTCCATATAATAAAGTAAATTCTATAATAACAGAAATACTTTGTGCTAATGGAACTTGTCCTATTTTTTAAAAAGTTTTTTTAATCTCGCGACTTTTAGTAGATACATATATATGTATATTAGAATGTGCCCAATCAATGAGGCATTGACAATTACAAATTTTATTACGCTTTGAAGATCCCTTCGCATTAAGCGTATTTCCGAACAAAAAACAAATTTAAGGAAAAATGGCAACAAACAGAGATTTGCTTAAAGAAGCAATCGCGGATGCTAAAGCTGTAAAAGAAACAGCAATTGCAAACGCAAAAGCTGCTCTAGAAGAAGCCTTTACTCCCTTTCTTAAAGAAAAACTTTCCGCTAAACTTGCAGAAATGGAAGAAGCTGAAGAAAAAGAAATGGAAGAAGGTGTCTATGAAGCAGACAAAGAGCAAATGGATGAAATGAAAGCCGAAGACAAAGACAAAATGGAAGAAGTTTCTTTAGATGAACTTTTAGCTGAACTTGAAGAAGATGAAGATGAAAAATCTGAACTAAAAGAAGCTGAAAAAGAAGAAGAAGAAACTGAAGAAATGTCCATTGAAGATATGTCTGAGGAAGACCTCAAATCATTCATTGAAGATGTTATTAAAGACATGGTATCTGCTGGCGAATTAGAAGCTGGTGAGTCTATGGAAG